GGCCAAATATACTCAGGGCAAAACAGGCAACGAGCGTCTGGAACAATTACCGTGCTAGATGAACCGACCACAACGGACGAGATAACTTACGTCACACAGTTTAGGTGTACTGACGGTAGCTCTACTGCCTATATAAACCGTATGGGTCTTTCCGCAAACAATGGTTCTGTGTCTACAATCACACTAATGGAGATCGCAGGATAAATAACTTAACACAAACTAGTCAAAGGAGACTAATTAACTATGGCATCAATTGCACAAGCACTCTCAGAATTGAGTGTAACAGAATGGGTGCTTCGTGGTGAACCAACTACTGAAGCAGAATTTAACCAAATGTTTCGTAAGGTCACTGGCGCAGATGCGAATGGCTCGGCTATCGAGTCTGCAAATCCTAGTGACTGGGGAGTTACGTGGGCACAGGTTTCAGCCAAGCAAACTGAACTGACTGCCGCAGAGCCATTAAAAGCTTTGCGTGAAGAAAGAGATCGTTTGATTGCTGCTACTGATTGGTGGGCATCATCTGATCTCACTATGACAGCAGAGCAGACTGCCTATCGTCAGGCTCTCCGTGACATTACAGAAACATATTCATCACTGGATGACGTGGTCTGGCCTACAAAGCCATAATCGTTTATGTATAAATAGTCAAAAGAACTTTAACTTCTTAGGACTATAACATGGCGAATCCAAGCTCGCGTCAAGGCCTCATTGACTATTGTCTAAGACAACTCGGCGATCCCGTTGTAGAAATTAACGTGGATGAAGACCAAATCGAAGACAGAGTTGATGAGGCGATCCAGTATTACAGAGAATATCATTCAGACGCAACCGTTCGCACATATTTAAAACATTTGGTTGATGCTGATGATGTCACAAACGAGTATATTGAACTTAGTACTGATATCATTTTTGTCTCAAAACTATTTCCTCTATCATCTAATTTTAATTCTGGTCGTAATTTCTTTGATATTAAATATCAGATGATGTTAAATGATATGGCATCGTTGATTCACTTCGCTGGTGATCTTGCATATTATGAACAGATGCAACAATATCTGTCTCTCCTAGATATGAAATTGAATGGACATCCACAAGTTCAGTGGTCACGTCGGCAGAATCGTCTGTATATTTTTGGTGATTTTGCAGACCAAGATATTAAAGCAGGTGATTATATTATTGCCGAGGTTTATTCTGTAATTAATCCAGAGACACACACCTCTGTCTATAATGATATGTGGTTAAAAGAATATACAACAGCATTAATCAAACGACAGTGGGGGCAAAACCTAATTAAATTTGAGGGTATGCAACTACCTGGTGGTGTCATGCTTAACGGTCGTCAAATCTACGATGATGCAAATGCAGAGATTGAACGACTGAGGGAATCTATTAGACTTGAGCATGAATTACCAGTAGATTGGTTTGTAGGATAATATGCGCAACGTTTATTTCAATAACCAAGTCAGGTCTGAACAGAACCTGTTCGAGGATATTACTATCGAGGCCTTGAAGATCTATGGCCAAGATGTGTACTATATTCCTCGTGACATAGTATCTGAGGACAGAGTCTTTGGTGATGATATTCCTTCACGGTTTAATTCATCATATCGTCTAGAAATGTATATTGAGAACATTGAAGGCTTTGATGGTGAGGGTGATCTATTTACTCGGTTTGGTGTTGAAATTAGAGACGAAGCTACATTTATTGTGGCAAGACGTAGATGGACACAAACGGTCAAACGGTTTGATAATGAAATATCAGGCGATCGACCAAGAGAAGGTGATCTAATTTACCTTCCATTATCCAAGTCACTATTCCAAATCATGCACGTCGAGCATGAGCAACCATTCTATCAATTAAATAATCTGCCAACTTATAAAATGCGTTGTACATTATTCGAGTACAATGATGAAGATCTGGACACAGGTATTCAAGATGTTGATGCAATTGAGCAAGATTACGCTTACACTTATAAACTCATTTTAGATCAGACTAGTAACTTTATTAAAATTGGTGATACAGTTTCACAGGTATTGAATGGGGATACAGGTCTGACAATATCTGGTGAGGTATCCAAGTGGTCTGATTCTGATAAACAACTGCACGTTATCCATGTTGGTTCGACTGATGGTAATTATCATAACTTTATTACTACTACCGGTTTAACAATTGGCGATTCTGATGGTTATACATTAAGTGCTGTAGTTGAAGATAATAAGATATCTCAGAATGAACAGAATGCTGATTTTAGTCTTATATCAGATGATTTCCTAGACTTTACTGAAAATAATCCATTTGGTGATCCGGAGAATAGTTAATGTTTGGAACTTATTATTACCATGAAAAAGTCCGGAAATGTGTTGCCATGTTTGGTAGAATGTTTAATGACATCTATATCATTCGTAAAACATCAGCTGGTGCTGGTACATCACAGATTAAAGTTCCATTATCATATGCACCAAGACGTAAGTATTTAGATCGTATCAGAGAAAATGAAAGTCTGTATGATGATACAAAAGTAGCAATTAAGTTACCCCGTATGTCATTTGAGATTACCAATATTGCTTATGATACATCACGGCAGTTAACTAAAACAAGCACGTTTAACACTGCTGGTACTACTGCTAGTGATCGTAAAAAGTTTTTCCCACCTGTTCCATATACCATAAACTTTCAACTCAACGTTTATGCAAAGTCACAAGATGATGCACTTCAAGTTGTAGAACAGATTATTCCATATTTTAATCCACAGTATACATTGACAATTAAACCGTTCCCCGATGAATATCCTTCATTTAAAGAAGATATTCCAATTATTATTCAGGGTGTTTCATTCCAAGATGATTTTGAAGGCCAGTTGGAAACACGGCGGACTATTATCTATGCTTTGGATTTTGAAATGAAAGTAAGTTTCCACGGTCCAATCTCTACATCTGGCATTATTCGCCGGGCAGATGCATTGGTTTATGAAATTGGTACTGGTCTTGTTGATTCTGATTTAAAACTTGAGACTATTTCTGTTGTTCCAAATCCTATAGATACAATTGGTTTGGCAGATTCCGATTTCGGTTTTACTACTACCATCACTAATATTTTGGACGATAGTGCATAATGAAAGATAAAGATGATAATGTAAAAAGTGACTATGACTATTCTCGGGAAACGTATTACGATTTGCTTGAGAAAGGTCGTGAAGGTCTAGAGGATATGATTCATGTCGCTCGTGAATCAGAGCACCCTAGAGCGTACGAAGTCCTATCCGGTATGCTTAAAAATGTTGCGGACATTAGTGATAAATTGATGGACCTTAATAAAAAGCATAAAGATATTACACAACCTACCAAAGAAACCAGGGCAATTGAACATCAGCAAAATAATATTTTTGTAGGATCAACTACTGAACTACAGCGATTATTGCAACAACAGAATGAACAAGTGATCGATGTCGATAGCGAATCAGATACAAACTGAGTCATACCTCGGTAATCCAAATGTAAAACGTGATGGAGTCCAACAGCAATGGACTTCCGAACTCGTACAAGAGTATTCCAAATGCATGAAAGATCCTACTTATTTCTGTGAGAAATATGTTAAGGTTATTTCACTTGATGATGGATTAGTCCCATTTAAATTGTATCCATATCAGCAAGAGATGTTCAAGCATTTTAATGATAATAGATTTAATATTGTCCTTGCTTGTCGACAGTCTGGCAAATCTATTTCTTCTTGTGCATACCTCTTATGGTTTGTGTTATTTCATTCCGAAAAGACGGTGGCAATTCTGGCCAACAAAGGTGCCACTGCTCGTGAAATGTTGTCACGTATCACATTGATGTTAGAAAATCTTCCATTCTTTTTACAGCCAGGATGTAAAGCATTAAACAAAGGTTCTATTGAATTTAGTAATAACTCTAGAATCCTTGCTGCTGCTACGTCCGGTTCATCTATTCGAGGTATGTCGGTTAACTTATTGTACTTGGACGAATTTGCATTTGTTGAAAGAGCATCAGAGTTTTATACCTCAACATATCCAGTGGTATCTGCTGGTAAAGAAACGAAGGTTATTATTACATCCACAGCAAATGGTATCGGTAACATTTACCATAAAATTTGGGAAGGTGCCGTACAAAAGACAAATGAATTCCAACCATTCAGAGTTGATTGGTGGGATGTGCCAGGTCGTGATGCTGAATGGAAAAAACAAACCGTAGCAAATACATCACAGTTACAGTTCGACCAAGAATTTGGTAACACATTTTTTGGTACTGGCGATACCTTGGTCAATGCCAATACGTTACTGTCTCTTAGAGCACAGAATCCAATTCGGTCACTAGAAGGTGGTTCCCTTTTGGTCTATAAAGAACCTATCAAAGGGCATGAGTATATTATGACCGTGGATGTCAGTAAGGGTAGAGGACAGGACTATTCTACTTTTACTGTGATCGACATTAGCACAAGACCTTTTGAACAGGCGGCCGTATATCGCAATAACACTATCTCGCCTATCCTTTACCCTAACATTATCTATAAGTATGCGAAAGTCTACAATGAAGCATATGTCGTTATTGAATCAAATGATCAAGGTACTGTCGTCTGTAATGGATTATATCACGATTTGGAATACGAGAACATCCATTTAGAATCTTCTGTTAAAGCAAATGCTATTGGTATTGAGATCACAAGAAAAACAAAACGGCTTGGATGTTCTGCCATTAAAGATATTTTGGAAAATAATAAATTATCAATTGTCGATGAACAGACTATTTTAGAAATATCTACATTTGAGGCAAGAGGGCAGTCATATGAGGCATCAGATGGTAACCACGATGATCTAATGATGAATTTGGTTATGTTTGGTTATTTTGCTTCGACTCAATATTTTGGCGATATGACCAATATTGATATGAAAAAAATGTTATTCGATCAACGAATGAAAGAAATTGAAGACGATGTGGTTCCATTTGGTTTTATTGATGATG